GCAGACATTGGTGCCAATGCAACTGCCGTAGCGGCTGCACCAATCGCAAAAGATTTGATCATTGTTGAAAGAGTCAACGTTTTCTGTAGGTACTTTAACTGCGATAGTCAATGGACAGTTACAAATCTGTTCCCTAGTTGTCATCGACCCCAGGGAAGGTAGAAAAGTGCTTCTTATGCAGTCCGGTATAAAGACCGCGTTGTGGGTGATCAGGATTGTCGCGGCCTTCGAGCATAAAAAGCATCTCAAGCCACGTCACACGATTCCGCATCGCAGTTAAATCTTCTGCCCCTGGCTTGCAGGGGATCATTGGATCAGGTCTAGCAGTCACGTCGTTCGTCTTCGTAAAGGTCGTCGTTTGGATCAAACGCTAAAACAAGCGTTGTCAATACAACCCCAGCTAGCGCACCAAAAATAAAGGTCATCAGGCTGACCAAGGGAGGCCAGTGCCTGTTGTTGGGGTGCGCTTTTCTGTGAGTTGTGCATCAAGGGCAGCATGGATTTCGGACACCTTGTCTGCACCACCGATTGCAGCCTGTGCCCAAGAAATAGCCTGCGCTTCAGTCACGTTGTCGTAAGCAATCATGCTGTCTGATTCAGCGGCTTCCAATCCGACTGAGCCATACGCGCCAGCGGAATAAACGCCATCGTCAGTTGCAGCATTAACGCTGTAATGCAATGTCGAAATCATTCCGTCTGACAAGTTGCGGTCGCACTGACCGACTTTCCAGGTGTAGGTGTTTGCCATAAAGTAAAAGCAATGAAGTGAGTTTAACTGCAGAGCCTCGCGTTGCCACGGGGCGGTTTACGGTCAACCAGCTTCAAGTGCTGCGACTTTTGTTTTAAGGATTTCAATTTCACCAATTGCTTCTTGCAATGCTGCAGTCAGCAGTGGGACAAGTTTGGATTGATCAATACCTTGATGATCAGGCACTGTTCGAGTACCCCTTACTGCATCTACTGCAGCAGTGGTGACATTACCATCTTCATCAACAACTTCTTCAACCGCCGGTGTTACTTCATACTCTTCTTCTCTAGTTGCATCTTTTTGACCAGTGACAGCTTCTGGCACGACGGTTTGAGCTTCGTGAGCAAGAAAGCCATCAACTGTCGTGTCAGCATCAGCAATAAAGTTGAAACGTTTTGGTTGCAGTTGTTTGACACGAGCAATGCCATCAGAAATCTCAACTACGTTTTCTTTTAAGCGATAGTCAGAGCTTGTGTTGTAGGCGGTAGCAGAACCTGTTACTGAAATAGTTCCTACAAATGCCGCACCTTTCCTGAACTGAACAACTGTTCCATCGCTAGTATCCCGTTGAAATGTTGCAGCAGTCGTGTTAGGACCATAAACATGAGCGAGCGTGCTTGTCATCTGACCAGCAAATGTGGCGGCTCCTGCCGTTGTGATTACAGTCGTATTTGCGCTCGCATCTGAGTTTTTAATCTCAACAGCATTGCCACCACCTACGTTTTGAAGTTTAAGCGTAGGTCTGCCGTCTCTACTGTCGTTATTTTTAACTGATAGTCCCCAAGCGGAGTTACCACCGTCCGGAGTGGAGTCAATGTTAAATTTACCAGCTGAATTGCCAGTAGCGTTTATCGTAACCTCACCACCAGCAAATGAAGCGCTGCCGTCCGCTTTGATTTCTGCCTTCGTTACCCCATCAGAACCACCGCCAAGAAAGAGGCTTCCGCTGTTGTAGTGGTACGCCTGGATAACACCTTTGGTTGCATGATTAGCTGAAGCGACGATGGCAGCGTTGTCTAAGGTAGAGCTTCCTGCATCCACACGATTAGTAAATGAGGCGCTGCCGTCCGCGTTAATAGTGCTGGTTACAGTGCCATTCAATTTACCGTTCCAAAGATCATTAGTACCTGCTGTTCTGTTTGAAACGTATGTACCATTCTGAGATATATAAGCTGCATTGGTTGAGGAAGTAGACGTTCCTCCCACAATTAAATTGCCCGAGCTGTCGATTTGGGCTGCCTCAGAACCGTTGTTTGTGTTAAATGTAATAAAATGTCCGCTTGAATTATCGCCAGCCGAGACAGAAAGCTCGCCAGTGCTTGCATTATGAAAAATATGTCCACGTCTAGCCCCATTGTGCTCAAACTCAATTCCTTTTTCGTTGTTTTCTGTAGTCCCATTTAGGGAGATTCTTGGCTCTGCTGTTTTTAATTCAAGGATCTGACTTGGCGTTGCCGTACCAACCCCGACATTCCCCGAACTGTCAACAGTGACGCGCTGCTCTCCAGCAGTCGTGATCGCTACTTGATCCCCAGCAGGCGAGAAAATACCTGTATTCGTATCACTTGCAAAGTAAATACTTGGGGCGGCTGCAGTGCCTAGCGGGAAACTAATCTTTCCGTTGGCGCTGATTAGGCCAGTCGTTGCCAGTGTTGAATCAAGCGTTACTGCACCTGTGACATCTAACGTTCCAGGAACATCAACGTTGCTCGTAAATTCAACGCCTGACCCGCCAGAATCGGTCTGCAGCAATTGACGCGCAGTACCGTTTGCAAGCTTGCTAACTGCAATCTCGGCAGAAGCATTAATGTCGGCATTGAGAATCGTTCCATCCAGCAGCATCGTGCTAGTGACCGTTCCAGTGTCACCCGTTGTAATAACAGTGCCGGTCACATTTGGCAGTGTGATCGTGCGATCAGCAGTCGGATTTGTAACCCCTAAAGTTGTTTCATAACTATCTGCAGAGCTGCCTTCAAAAACAACATCAACACCAGTGCCCAAGTTCAGGTCGCCGGTCATCGTGCCACCAGCTAGCTGAAGCTTTTCTGCATCAAGCTCCTGCAAAGCAGATTGCACATTTGTAGCAATAATGTTGCCCGACGCAATAACAGAAATGTTTGCGGCAGTTTGCCCGGCAATAGCGTTACTTACATCGATTAACGAGAACTCAGTCCCGACACCTTGCGACAGCAGCATGTCTGGCGGCGCAAGAGCAACTGCCGGAGCTGCTCCACTACCCGTTCCACTAACAGAAACAACCACATAGTGATTGAGGTTTGTCCCTGTAGGTGCAGGCAAGGCAGCGCCTGCCGTAAAGCCAGCCGATGAACCTGCTGTTGTAACGCTTGCAAGCAAGTTAGTGTTTGCGTTATAAACACCAGCATTTACCAAGTTGCCGGTTAACAGCGTGATTGGGACGTAAGCAGACCCCGTATAAATGTATAGATCAGCCGTTGTCTCGTCGTAAAAGAACTGTCCCTTGTAATCGCCAGAAGGGAAAATTGTGACGTTGTCGCTGCCAAGTGCACCGCCAAATTTGGTGGTTGACTGATCCGCTAACTTAATGCCAGTAACAGCCGAGTTGGCAAGGATCGATGTAGGGATTGTTCCCGAAGTCAACTTTGCCGCTGAGTGATTAGGGATATCGCTGGCTAACAGTGTTGTCCCAGCAGACACCAAACCTTGGGCTGTAACTGTCACTTTCGTGTAAGTGTCAGCCGCGACAGTGTTGTTGACACTTAGGGTGCCACCCACGTCAACAGCTAAGCCGTTGCCAGGAATAACCGCACCACGGGCAGAAGCCGTTGCAATGGGAAGATCACTTGAAACCAGCGTTCGACCGCCTGTGATTAAGCCACTTGTGTCATAGGTAACGACGTGATGCGTTCCACTAGAGGTGACAGCGTTGTTGATCTCAATGGTGTCGCCATCCATGACGAGACCGTTGCCGTTGACGACAACAACGCCTTTTGCGCTTGCCGTTGCTGTAGGCAGGTCAGTGCTGACAACTGTCCTATAACCAACGACGCCACCGCTCCCAGTAGGACCAGCAAGAAACTGTGCTGCTGATGTTGTGTTGTCAATTGTTGCGCTTAAAGTCGCAGTGTCGCCACTAACGGTGCTGACAATATTGATTTCGCCAGTGGTGCTCCCAGCAACAGTGTTGACAGACCCGGCAGCTTTTAAGCTTTGCCAGCTAGAACCGTCGTACAAATAAAGTTTGTTGTCATCAGTATCAAAAGCAAGCTGACCAGTAAACGCCCCAGCACTGGGAAGCGTTGTTACCAAGTCAACTGTTGATTCATTGGCAAGCTTGTCGGCGGTGATTGCGTCGTTATTGACTTTGGCCGTCGTGACCGCTAAATCCGCTAAAGCTGCTGTTGCAATATCGCCAGCAGCAAACAAGATCTTTGCGCCAGGGATAGCGTCGTCACTGATTTTGGTGACGCCGTTGGCAATCAGGTCTGAAACCGTGATTCTCTTGGTTTCAGTGGCTGATTTATCAACAATCGCCAGTTCATCGGCTGCGACTAAGTTGCTCCCAGCCAAGGGGTTTAGTGCGCTGATCTTAAGGTCTGCCATGAGCCTTGGCCCTCCTGGGCTTAAGTGTCGGAACTTTCAAGCAACAGTTTAGCGTCACTGTCTTCTTCTTGAATTTTACCGTTGTCTTCTTGCAGCAAGAAGTCCGTTGATTCCATTTCAACTTGCAGTTTGATTTCTCCCGTCGTAATAAAATCAGCCGCAATCTTGACTGCTGAGTCTGGGGTGATTTGAGTTGCGCATGATGTCAAGATGCCTTCAAACTCATACCAAATTTGATCGTTTAAAGCTGCTGCAACTCCGCTGGGGTTGTAATTAGCCGACTTTAAGTAAAAACGAGCACTAAAGTTTCCGCCAACTTTGGTGCGTAACAAAAGCTGAATTAAGTAGTGAGGCAGATCGTTAACCGTGTCCCCTGTGTACTCCCAGAAACATGACATGCGACCAGAGCCAGACAACAAAGTGCTGACTTGGCTCCGGAACTCATCAGACAGCGTTGTTATGTCTGCGGTTTCTCTTTGTGTGTTCAGCTCAAAACTATCGACCTGTGCAAGCAGTCTGTAATCTGCGTTTTGTACTTCAACCCTAATTCTGATATCCGACGCAGGTTCAGCCAAAGCTACTGCGTTTGGTATGCCTCCATTGATTGCATCCGCAAAAGTGTCGTAAAGCCGAATGCCATCAACGTCATCAATATGTAGAAATTTCTTGATACTTGTTTGGGTGTAACCAGAAACAAAAGATAGTGCAACGTTATCAGTGCTTGTTATTTCAACTTGATCACCAGTCGATAACTGACCGTGCTTTAAGTTACAGCCAAATCGTTTACGTGTATTGTCAACATCACCGGTAGTAATCGTAAAATACAGCTCGCTGCCATCAAACTGTCTGCGCAGCTCAACTTTGCCATACGTTCCAAGATAAACAGTCATGAAATAGTTACAGTTTTTAGCTCGCCGGTACCCTGGAAACTAATTTCAGCACGGACTAAATCTGCAGTAGCTGCCCCAATGCTGGCGCTTGTTACATATGCAGTCATTTTGATGTCGTTGTTGTCCGTTCCATCGTTCCATCGAAACGTCAAAAGAACGGTGTCACTAGAGGAAACGCCTGCTGTGCCAGTCTGTACAAGCTTATTCAACAAACTGCTGGTGTTGATGCTGCCGTCGTTTTCCTTGTAGTAGAGCAAAGTTGCGCTGCCCGAGTAGCCCACTACTCCTGGGGTATAGCTGCGAAGGTTTTCGCCTAACGTTGTCGTTTCAAGCGTCTCTAAGCTTGATTGGACAGAAAAGCTGACGACCTTGGCAAGAGTCGATCCGCCAACCTGCATGGTCCCATCTCTGCCGCTGTAAACCTTTGCCATTAGGTCAGCACGCCGATCAAATTCACTGTAACAGTGCTAACGCCAGGACGCACCTGCGTTAATTGTGGTGGACTTTCGTACCTGTACTTTGCTGGTGTCCCTGATTCAGAAGAAACAGTACCTGCAGGAGTGTTGATCTGACCGCCCATCCCACTGTGATTAACGCAGTAGTAATACAAGGTTGGGGCGTCTTTAGCGACCTTGATTCGTGTGTACGCTCCAGCACTGCCAGCAGTT